GGAAAGTGTATGATGGGATCAACATCAAATGCTTTAGATAAAGGTGGTTCAAATTTTAAAAAGTTATATAACAATTCAAACGTATTAAAAAGAAACAAGAACGGGCAAACAGCTTCAGGATTATATTCTCTTTTTATTCCTATGGAATGGAATTATGAAGGATTTATTGATGAATATGGATACCCTGTTTTTGATACACCTAAAGACACTGTTCTGGGCCCGTTTAAAGACGTTATAGACGTCGGGGTTGTTGAACACTGGAATAATGAGGCTGAAGGATTAAAGAGCGATCAGGATGCTTTAAATGAATTTTATAGACAGTTCCCAAGAACAGAGGAGCATGCGTTTAGAGATGAAACAAAAAATAGTATATTTAATTTAGTTAAAATATACGAACAAATAGATTACAATGAGGACTTACATAATACAAATGTATTAACAACTGGAAGTTTTCAATGGGCTAGCGGTATAAAAGACTCTACAGTTTTATTTACGCCTAATCCAAATGGTAGATTTAAAATATCTTGGGTTCCTGGTGCAAATTTGCAAAACAGGCAAGAGGTTAGAAAAGGATTAAGAATTCCGGGTAATCAACATATGGGTGCTTTTGGTTGTGATAGTTATGATATATCAGGAACAACTGATGGCCAAGGATCTAAGGGTGCTTTGCACGGATTGACTAAATTCAGCATGGAAGATGCTCCCGCTAATACATTTTTTTTAGAGTATATAGCTAGACCACAAACCGCTGAAATGTTTTTTGAAGATGTACTAATGGCTTGCGTATTTTATGGTATGCCTTTATTATGTGAAAATAACAAACCAAGACTTTTATATTATTTTAAGAGAAGAGGCTACCGAGGATATTCTATGAATAGGCCTGATAAGGTTTGGAATAAGCTATCGGTTACCGAAAGAGAAATAGGCGGAATGCCTAACTCAAGTGAAGATATCAAGCAAGCTCACGCAGCGGCTATTGAAACATATATTGATAATTATGTTGGATTACAAGAAGATGGGCAGTATGGAACAATGTATTTTAATAATACATTAAATGATTGGGCAGGATTTGATATAAACAATAGAACGAAGTTTGATGCTGCTATAAGTTCTGGACTTGCTGTAATGGCTTGTAACAGACATTTATATCATCCAAAACAAAAAGTTGAAAGAGAACAATTAAGTTTAAAAATAGCTAAATACACCAACAGTGGTGGTTTATCAAAATTAATAGAAAAATAAAAATATGGCTGAGTCAGTTGTAACAAGTTATTTTCCAAGCCAGATTGCTAGCGATGCGGAAAAAATGTCTATGGACTATGGAACTACTATTGGTAGAGCTATAGAACGTGAGTGGTTTAATAATGACAATGGTGGTGGTAGTAGGTTTAAAAGCAATCAAATTACATTTCACAATTTAAGATTATACGCAAGAGGAGAACAACCAATACAAAAATACAAAGATGAATTATCTATAAATGGAGATTTATCTTATCTTAATTTAGACTGGAAACCAGTTCCAATTATACCCAAATTTGTGGATATAGTTGTTAATGGTATATCTGATAGATTATTTGACATAAGAGCTTATTCTCAAGATCCTTACGGAGTTGATAAAAGAACAAGGTATATGGAATCTCTTATTAGAGATATGCAAACAAAAGAACTTAATACTTTTGTTCAAGAAAATTTTGGTGTTAATTTATTTGAAAACAATCCAGAAACATTACCTAAAAATAAAGAAGAATTAGATTTACATATGCAGCTTACCTATAAGCAGCAAGTAGAAATTGCGGAAGAACAAGCAATACAGGTACTACTAGATGGTAACAAATATGACTTAACTAAAAGACGTTGTAATTATGATTTAACTACAATAGGTATTGGTGCAGTTAAAAATACTTTTACAAAAGCTGAAGGGGCTTTAATTGATTATGTAGATCCAGTAAATTTAATTTGGTCTTATACAGAATCACCTTATTTTGATGACATATATTATGTAGGAGAAGTAAGGTCTGTGCATTTAAATGAATTAAAAAAAGAATTTCCTGGATTAACTAATGATGAATTGCAATCAATTGCAGGTCAGTCAGTTAGTAACAATGGGTTTTATGATAGAACTATTAGCACTTCTAACCAGGACGATTCCAATACTGTTCAAGTCCTTTATTTTAATTATAAGACTTTTACAAACGAAGTTTATAAAGTTAAAGAGACTGCAACAGGGGCTGCAAAGATAATACCTAAAACTGATGAATTCAATCCTCCGCCAGAAATGTACGAGGAGTATGGTATTGAAAAATTATCTCAATCAATAGAAGTATTATATGAGGGAGTTAAAATTGTAGGAGGCAGAATGCTTAAATGGGATCTAGCTAAAAACATGATAAGACCTAAAAGTGATTACACTAAGGTTAAAATGAATTATAGTATTACAGCGCCTAGAATGTATAAAGGTAGAATAGAATCTGTAGTAAGCCGTATAACAGGTTTTGCTGATATGATTCAACTTACACATTTAAAGTTACAACAAGTAATGTCAAGAATGGTGCCGGATGGTGTTTATCTTGATGCTGATGGTTTAGCTGAAGTTGATTTAGGTAATGGTACAAATTACAATCCTCAGGAAGCTCTTAATATGTTTTTTCAAACAGGTTCTGTAATTGGTAGATCTATGACCCAAGACGGTGATATGAATCCAGGCAAAGTACCTATTCAAGAAATACAAACCGGTGCAGGTGGTGGAAAAATGCAAGCATTAATTGGAAATTACAATTATTACATGCAAATGATTCGCGATGTAACTGGATTAAACGAAGCTAGAGATGGAAGTACTCCTGACGCAAGAGCTTTAGTGGGTGTTCAAAAAATGGCAGCAGCTAATTCAAATGTTGCAACAAGACATATATTAGACGGTAGTTTATTTTTAACGTCGGATTTATGCGAAGGGTTATCATTAAGAATATCCGATATTTTAGAATACTCTCCAACACGAGATGCTTTTATACATAAAATAGGTAATCAAAATGTAGCAGTTCTTGAAGAAATGAAAGACTTATATTTATACGACTTTGGTATCTTTATTGAATTACAACCAGATGAAGAAGAAAGAGCTATATTGGAAAACAATATTCAAGCAGCTGTTCAAAGCGGATTAATAGATTTATCGGATGCCATTGATCTTAGAGAAGTAAGAAGTCTTAAACTTGCTAATCAATTGCTAAAAATAAGAAGAGTAGCTAAGCAAAAGCTGGATCAAGAAATGCAACAGCAAAACATCCAAGCTCAGGCTCAAGCCAATGCTCAAGCACAACAAGTGGCTGCTCAAGCAGAAGTTCAAAAAGGCCAAGCTTTAATACAACAAAAAATTGCATTAGTGCAAGCTCAAGCAGAAATAGACAAACAAAAAATGATGCAAGAAGCTGCTTTGAAAAAAGAGTTAATGCAATTAGAGTTTGAAATGAACATGCAGCTTAAAGGTATTGAAGTTAGCGGGGTTAAAAGAGAAATTACGGAAAAAGAAGATAGAAAGGACGAAAGAACTAAACTACAAGCTTCTCAACAAAGTGAACTAATACAACAAAGACAAAACAATTTGCCAGCTCAAAACTTTGAATCAAGTGGATTTGATACAATGGGCGGTGGTTTTAACTTAGGTTCGTCAGACCCTAGGTAATAATAATAGTAATAATTAATCATATTTTATCATGTCAGAACAAACAGAAGAACAAGTACCTGCTGTTGAAGAAATCAAAGCAGAAGAATCAAAACCTATGTCGGTGGAAGATGGTGTCATCAAAGTAGATTTAGGTCAACTAAACAAACTAAACGAAGATGCCAATACAAAGCAAGAAACAGCAGACGTGGTTGCAGATCAACCAACCGAGCCTGTACAAAAAGTGGAAGAAGAAATACCACAACAACCAGACTCCGTTCAAGATGCTCCCCAATCAGTTATTGAAGAAATAACAGAAGAAGAAATAGAAGAAAAAGTAGAAACAATAGCAGAAGAAATTCAGCAAGCTGTTGTCGAACAAGATCTTGGAGTTCCATTACCTGAAAATATTCAGAAGGTTGTTGAGTTTATGGATGAAACCGGCGGAAGCTTGGAAGATTACGTAAAACTAAATACAGATTATTCGTCTTTAAACGATAATCAATTATTAAGAGAATTCTACGAAAATACAAAACCTCATTTAGATAGAGAAGAGATTGACTTTATAATGGAAGACAATTTTTCTTATGATGAAGAGGTTGATGAAGAAAGAGATATACGTAGAAAAAAATTAGCAAGAAAAGAAGAGCTAGCAAATGCTAAGAATCATCTAGACGGCTTAAAAAGTAAGTACTATAAAGAAATAAAAGCTGGAACTAATTTAGCTC